TTATTGACCATTAATCATGTATTTTTTTAAGAAAATAGCTGCTGATATCAAAAACCACATTGGAGAAATGAATATAGAACTAGTAGTAAAAAAAACGAGTGATATCGTTATAAATAACACCAAAGAATATTTCCCAAAAATCAAATAAAAAATAGGAATTAAGTAGGCGATACCCAAGATAATTCCACATGATATTATAGCTTCAGAAAACCCATTCTGCGTTGATACTGACGACTCAATGTTTATACCAAATTTCTCACTATAAAAATCAATTCCACTTATTGAATTTCCAATACCAAAACCAAACGGGCTCTCATACAAAGACATAATTGTTCTACTGATAGACCCTATAATTCTGTTATTAGAAGATCCATCGCTACCGGTAGCAACAGCATATAATCTATCAAAAAAACTATCATTGAAGAAATACATTAAAAAGAAAAATAAAAAAATAGAAAATATTGCCACTAATATAGCTTTTAAAACAGACCTGTTTGAATTTCTAATAATGATTAGAAAAATAAAAGAGATGATACCTGCCAGAGAAAATGTAAATAATATAGCAAAAAAAGAAAGTATTAATAATTTTTTACTAATTAACTTTTGTTTTTTAATTTTTTCTGAATATACCAGAATACCCATAATGAAAATAAAAAACCAAGAATACCACGATGGTTCTTCAAATAATCCACCAAACCTTAAATAGGTTGTATAACTGTATACATTTAACCAGTCACCTCTATTACTCTGATCCCCGTGCTGTATCAAATTGAAAACACTATCAAAACCAAGGTAATATATAATTATTACAAGAAACTGAGATATTATTAAAAATAAAAATATATTTTTCATTGCATTAATAAATATCAACCCGTTTTTATCTCTTAACCACAATGGTGTAAACATCATTGACAGTATAGATATAAATATTCTTGAATAGGTAGATATAAATTTTTCAAAAGAAAAAAAATGGAAGTCAATATAATAAAAAACCATTAACAAAACAAAAAAAGACCAAAATAAATAGTAAATAAAAAGTTTATTTATCGACACTCTCGCGTAAAAAAACAAAGAAAGCACAATGAAAGAACACATTCCTAAATCAGCCACTGTTACTGGACCTAAAATCCTAACACTGTACAATGAAAACATAAATAAAATTAATGTTAATGCGTAATCATTCCTGATTTTGATTGTATTAAAATGCATACATTTTACCATCATGATAGAAAAATAAACTCATTGTAATATTATGGAGCTGATGAGTCTAATTAATCTATCATGACTGATTCCTAGATGTTACATTGTGTTACGTATACCGCTATAGAGCTGTATGCTATCTATGATAAACTGAAAATTCCCACTGGAATTTGTTCTAATTAAGGCCTTAATCACACCCGCAGAAGATGGTTTAATATGTGATGATATTAGTGAAAAATCATATTTGTTATTAGGGTAAACAGATTCTGCTATGCCGGCCGTATTATCCCTCTCCCCTTCAATTATAAATATCTCCGGCTGTCCGAATTCTGGAATCCTTTTAACTACAGATAACAATGAATAGGTTTGCTCAGGGTTAAGCTCAGATATTTCATAAATAACACCCTGGAACGAACCGCCACTTATTAATCTTGATGACACTCCTGTTGCGAAGTCATTACTGCTAGCGATAGTTACTGTGCTATTTGAGGCAATAAATGGTAGCTGGGAAGATGACAAATAAGGGTTAGTAATTAATGGTGAGTTATCAATCCGAGTGACAGGTGAAACAAAATCAGACTCAACGAACCCCTCGCTAATAGATGCGCCTGCTATATAAAAAACACCAGTTTGACTGGAGTCTTTCATTTTGCATACAGCCCTAATCTCAACCTCTCCGCTTGCTGAAGACGTTATGATAATACTAATTGTATCACTTGTATAAGTGGTTCTTTTTGTTAAACAATAAGAATAGGTTACGCCAATAGCGCCTGAGTTTATTTGAATGCACTCAGCGTTTGAATTTTCATCCAAACCAACTTGTAAAGAAATGGTGTATTTAACACTTGGCTTTAATCCTGTTATTTTTTTTGTTACCCCTTGAAAGTTTCCAGCTAGAATTTTTTTTGCTGAATACAACGTAGTTTCATCATCTTTTGCATTTGAAATTACAACTGATGAATTAGTTGCAACAAAATTAGATAAATCTAACATGTCTTGTAGTTTTTTATGCGAAACAGAACTATTTAGCTTGAATTTGTTTTTATGATAAACATTCCCAGCAGTCCATTCATAATCAGCACGTACATAACCATCCGTATCATCAAGATTGTTATTCCTACCTCGATGATATATTTTACCAACATTCACATTTGAATTTTTATCATGTTTTATTCCAGCTTCATTTTGAGCAAATGCTATTCTTTCAATATCTACATCACTGTTTTGAACGTATATTGAGCCGCTCGCAATATTGACTGTGTCTACCTCAACATTATAAGAATCAATAATATTGACAGCCTTACCATGACCAACTCCCAACCCATTCGGGTCAACTTCTTCTATCCAGCCATTCGTTACTTTTACTGTGCTGCTACTCAATATTGACAGTGGATTTTTCATTAAGTCAACACCTGAGCTTCCTGCGATATTAAATGAATCTAGTGTAATTACACCACCGTTCAGGATTGCCCCATGATTTAAGCTGCCAATAATTTCTATATTTTTTGCAAAAACTGTATTTGAACCGCCAACGGATTTTATTCCGTAACTGTCATCACCTGCGTATTGATTAAAATAATGATGATGAAAATTTTCTATCGCTAACTTGCCCCAAATCTTATCACCAGTTTTAACCCCTCTAGCTATCTGATCTAACCAGATATTAGATAGTGTTATTCCCCTAAGACCTTGCTTTATATCAATAAAACCATTGTTTCTAATTGGTGACCCTGGATTAGCGCTACAAATTATATTTTCTATTGTAAGTCTCCTGACCCAATCATCACTTACAAAAAGCGTATCGCCGTCATCCATGTCTAAAATTAATTTAGATTTATTACCAAAGCCATAAATAAATCCATCGTACCCATTAAGAGATATCGACCCGCTTTTAAAGAGAAAGTCACCTTGAGGGATTAAGAATGTCTCACCTGACTTAATAGCTCTATCCAATGATGAACTATTATCCGTCATTCCATCGCCAACGCCGCCCCAATCACAAAGTGTACCGATATCGCTCAATGATACCTGGTTATTCCTGCTCGAAAAAACCCTAGAACTACTAAATCTATCTGGATCATACTTCAATACATTCGGATAATAGAATTGCTTTACGCCGTAACTGTTATACACAGCCATACTGTGACCTTCAACTGTCACGAATTTAGCAATTTGACCATTGTAAACAGGAAATCCAGCCTGATTGATAATTAATGGCTGAGGAACTGGAATGTGAGAACCATCTTCATTTTCTAAATAAACCTGAATTTGGTTTTCTGGTAATGTTGGATCGGTATCAATTTTACCAATAAAAATCCTACCATTACTCGCCGCTTGGAATTTCCTTGCGAGAGTGAATAATTGTGACGGCATTGACACGACGACATTAGGGATAATATCTGACATTGCTTTCTCCAAGCGTGAGTAATCGCACCATTGTTAATCTGGTGTATTTTGGACGTAAAAAACCGCAATTAAGCGGTGGTGTTATTTTTCAGGTTGTCCATAACCTAACTGATTAGTTCCTGACTTCTGCTTGCGTTCCAGCACTTAAACTTTGTGAGATTGTAGAGACTGCCTTTTCGAACTTGCTTGTTCCTGCTGGAGTTCCTGCTAATCTCATCACCGCCTCTCTAACTGGTTTACTTTCATAAATGCGAGCTAGTGCACCATAAGTTCCAGCACCAATTGCGGTTGATGGTTTTATGGCTGCGCCTAGGCCAAGTATGAACGGAATTGCTTGCTGACCAGTCGGCGTTGTGACACCTGCTTTTGCGGCTTGTTTGGTTGCTTCTAAATACTTCTTCAAGCCATTTATATAAATAGCATCTTGACCTCTAAATGCTATCCCTGTTTGGTTTGACATGATATTTAGTTGCCTCAAGAACTGATCGGGAGAATCACCAGCTTTCTCAATCGCCTTACCAATAATGGCATTCCTCATTTGAGCGCGACCACGAGTGTCAACTGAGTTATATAAACTCCTAATTTCAGATTTGTTTTTGCTAAATAAAATATTGTTAACCACCTCTGGCGTTAAATCACCTTTGGTTAAGATGCTCTTCAATCGAGTATTTAATATTTTATTTGCTTCATCTGCATAGATAGCATTGGCTTGGTTATATTTGCGTAAAGCATCAGCACCTAAGTTTGATGATATTGCATCACTAGCGTCATCAGACATGGCTTTATAAACTCTATTTATCGCAGCATCAGAGCGATTAGGCATAGCCATTCTCTCACCCTTGACGTCTTGTCTAAATTGGGTTCTTAAGTCTCTTAGTTGAGAAATATCAACGTTACCAGATGCAAGCTCATTCCTGTAAGACTGCAATTTTGAGATGGTCTGTGTGTCAGCAACCTCACCAAGTTTAGATAATTTAGAGATTTCGCTATCAATCTGATTTATTGCTCGGTTAGGTGTGATAGGCACACCAGATAACGCATTCTGGATTGACTCTAACCTTTCGCCAGCCGCCTGTTTTATTGTTGATGTTTTTCGCTTTAAACTCTCAACAACTTGGCTAGGATCGTACTCTCCAAACCTGTCTGCGAAATCACGAACAAGTTTACTCCTCGCCTCTTGTTGGTTTGAACGCAAACCTGCCGTACCAGCAAAAGGTATGTTTTCAGCAGCCCCTTGAGCTAACCTTCCAGTTTTTGATTGCGGAGGTACAACGTCAGTTGTGTATAAAGGAACATTATTCTGCTTAGCGAATTCTGACAGCTCAGATGCCTCTTGCGTTGGTTTTCCGGTTGCCACCCGATAACCACTATTAATAAGCTTCTCCGCCGCTTTAAACCCACCTCCAAGCCCTGCTGATAATGCTGTTTGTAGCGGGTTAATATCGCTACCGCCCGCCATATTAACGGACGATTGTAGAGCCAAGTCTGTACCTGCTGATTTCGCAGTGGCACCTAGTACAGTTGATGCTCTTCCCGCTGGAGTAAATGCGGCCGCGTTCGCTATAAATGGCATGATATCTTCAGCTGATAGACCAGGCTTATTTAATGCATATCGGCCAGATGGTAAGTCAACTAACAGGTTCCCCTTTTCATCTTGAGATACCTTGCCTCCCATATTCCCGATCACTTTTACAAAGTCGTTGTCGTTGCCGAACATTTGTACCCAAGCCGCTTTCATTGCGTCAGTATTGAATGCATTCATTTCTGGCGAAGACATGATCCCTTCTAGCCCTTGGACTTCAGGAGTCATCTTGCTTTCACCAGTGAAGGCATCTATTACGTTTTCACGGAAACTTTTGGCGTCCTCAGACGATTGCTGTAACCCTTGAGAAAGATTCTGGTTGGTTTGCTTCATGCCGGCGATATAACTATTTTCTGGCTGTGCTGGTTGAGTGCCTTGTTCTTGTTGTGCCGATGCGTCGAACTGATCAAAAAAATTCCTTACTTGCGGTAGGTATTCTTCTGCTTGTTGATTATGTAAGCTTTCGGCATAAGCTGTAGCGTCTTCTGGTGTTGAAAACATACCTAAGTGCTTACCTGTTCTTAGGTAGTTATCAATAGCTTCGTCGTCAGACATGATCCTGCCATCATCACTAACTGTGGGTATTAACACCTCCATTCCATCAATGTTTGCCGACAAACTCCTAACGGTACTTATGCTACCGTCTTCATTTTTCACCACTGGCCGATTATGAATATCAATATTACCTTTCTCAATCATACCATTAGGTAATTTTTGCTCATCAAATTGATCAAAGAAATTAGCCATGTAATTATCCTTATGGTAGATATCCGTATTTAGCTTTGAATTGAGATGCTAATGATGGATCTTGCTTTAATGCTTGAATCGCCGCTTGAGGGGCTTGTTGCTTTGGTTTCTGGCTTGATGGTGCACCTAGATTGGCGTTATTCCTTGAATTAAATGCCTTCGTGTATTGGTCAATTATTTTCACTGAATTCTGCAATGCTTCAGGGCTGGAATAATCAAGCTGTGGCATTGACTGGAAGAACATTTTTGCTTCTGCAACCGTATTAATCCCACTAGCCCCCATCTCTCTAGCTGCACTAATACCTTGATTTTGCATGTTACCCTGTATACGTTGAGCGGCATTATATAAAGATCGCGCCTCTTTATTCACCGTCCTAGTTCCTGCGTCAGCTGTTATAGGTGTTGTTCCTGTTCCTCCAGTAATACCAGTAATGGCATTTAATTGGGAAATAGGCGCGTTTGCTATTAAAGATAAATCCTCATTCATGCGTGTAGTTGATGCATTATTTGCTGTAGACGACACACTTGATAAAGCATTGACAGGAATGGTTACTACATTACCGTTAGCGTCGAAACCCTTGTAATACTTGGAATCTCCTGCGCCTTGAGCTTTAGGGTCAATCATTACAGTTTGCCCGTTGGATAACTGAGCCTGTTGTAATTCACTCTCTCCCCTACCTTTTAACGCTAAAAACTGCTTACGTTGCTCAGGGGTAAGCGATGCCATGTACTCGTACTCTTGCACAGATGCAGGCTTGCTTCCTGAAGAGTTAGCAGATCTAATAGAGTTTTGAGCGGAGATATTTTGTCCTCTAATTTGTATTTGATGACCTTCTCGCGTCAACGCTTCACTGGCTTGATTACTACGCACTGTCTCGGAAAGTTTATCTCTATCAATAGAACGACCTTCGATTTTATCCTGAACATCAAAATACTTATCAGGGCCTAATGCCGACATGCCGATATGGTCAGCTAACTCTATAGCCCCTTTTGGGTTTTCATTTGCCATTGCCAGAGCCTGCTGAGGGTCAATACCTAATCGTCTTAACTCATCAGCGTTTTTACGGATGTAATCAGTAGTATTACCACTATTAATAGCTATCCGGTAGCCAGATGCTATGTTTCCTAAAGATTCCCTGACGTCCTCTGATATTCCCTGCATACCTGAGGTTATTTTCTCAGCCTGATCTGGATATGTAGCCATCAACTGCCTCATAGCGTCTCTATCTCCAGATGCGTACGCCTTACCCCACAAAGATTGGAATTCTCTATCTCTTTCCTGAGCTTGCTGTTGCTTGTACATTTCACCAAGTCCACCAAGCCCTTGAGCTAACTGCAACCCGATATTATTAGCTCCAGACCGTTGCAGGTCATTATTTTCTCGGATCATAGCAAGAGTTGCGTTTGCGTCACTTGCTTTGGGGGCATTAGTATTATTTAAACCAATACCGCCAAGAAATCCCCCTGATCCTTGCTGGTTCCATGTAGCCATATCATCACCTTAAAATAATGAACCAAGAACACCAAGACCACCACCTATCGCAGCACCCCATGGACCACCAATAGCCATGCCGGCAGTAGCACCACCTAATCCACCCATAATCCCTTGTTGCATAGATGAAGGTCGGTTAGCCATAGCCGCTTGAGCAGCTGCATTCTGTTGTAGTAACTGCCCTGTATTATTGGCGTAACTCTGACCTGCGTTTGCCTGACCTTGTAATGCTCCTAGACCAATATTCGCCAAATTCTGATAGTTGTTCATTTGATCAGAAAGCCAGCTTTGTCCTAACATTGGCGCGATAGAAGCAAGCTGATTACTTGTCGCAGTGGAACCAAGTCCACCCATAGCTTCTGCACCTGCTAACTGCTGGTATCTGGCTTGGTTTGCTAAATCATTAAACTGTTGAGAGTTGTAGTATTGGTTTAGTGCGTTTCCTTGTCCCTCTAATGTTGACAGGTTTTGCATTTGTCCAACGTACTGTTGCGCCATAGGTGTAAAAGGCGCCAAGTTATTCATGGTGGTTTGCCATATTTCACGCTGTAACGCTGTAGCTTCACGAGTCGCATCAGCTTGAGCACCTGCACCACCATCACCACCACCTTTCATCAGACCTGACATTGGTAGCGTTTTATTTTCAATCCATCTGATTATTGACATTTCAATAACTCCTCATATTGAGAGCGTTTTAATTGATACATCGTTATACCAACAGGCTTACCGTTACTAATGTATGCATCATCTAAATGACCGACACGAGTAGCACCAAGCATTTTCACAATAACGCGACCATATTTTGTGGTATCAGGAACCATAGTTACCGAGTTAGTGAATTGACTATTTTCCAGTAACCACTTGCAGAATAATTTGTGTGCATCAAAGGCGTACTTGCCACGGAATCCAGTATCAAATATGGCGTGACACTCAACAACTGTATGCCAGAAGTTACGCACCTCGAAAACACCAACCAACAGAACTCCTTCATAAATACCTAAGTAAAGCGCATCAGGTTTAATGAAATACTGATCATTACTATCAACGATATTTCCCGTGTTCGACTTATCATTTAAAAACTCAGATAGTCGAATAGGATTATCAATAATTTTAATTTCCATTAGTCTATTAATCCGTGTGAGCGAAGTGCATCTTCAAGCGCCTTGATTCTCTGTCTAGCCTCAATTAACCCATTTGCTAGGGTTTGCATTTCTGATCGAGTGTAATCAGCACTGAATGAGTAGGATTGGTTAGCGTTAAACGAACCCTTAAATTCCGTACCCGTTGCTGATGTAAAGCCAGTAACACGAGAGCCAACAACTTTAGTTCCGTTTACTGAGTAGGATGTTGAAACATCGATGGGCGATAAAAGCTTTTGTTTTTCTGTTTTACTGAGAGAAACGTAATCAACTTTGATTTCAGATATTTGACCATCGAGGTCTTGTATCTTTATTTTCAGCCCATCAATGTCTTGCTCAACATTAAGGACTCTTACCTCTAACTTAGATAAATCCTCTTCCGTTTTCGTTATCCGCTCTTCATGATTTGCTAATTGATTGCCATGTAGAATAATAGTCTGCTCAGCATCACCAAGTCTTTCCTCATGATCATCTAGAATAATGTCTTGTTCATCATTTTTAACTTGAGCATCGAGCGCTTCTACGCCAGCCTCATTTGCACGACCAGCCACCTTTGCCATATCATCAGCGCCACTCAACACTATACGTCGATAGGCTTCGCTAAAGTTAGAAGGCAGTATGTCTGGAATAATATAAGCGGATTGGATTTCTATTGGCTTAGAAAGGTTTTCATTTGCCATTATTCAACCCTCATAGATAGATCGCTCAGTGTTACAGGTGACTTAGTGATAACGCGAACCTTAAATCCTATATTCTTCCTCACTCTTCCTACTCTTCGCCACAAAACACGGCGGTCATATTGGAATGGTGAGTTCTGTTCAATCATTTGCTCTCGACCAAAATTAATGCCATCAGCCGTTGCCGACAAAAATAAACGATCAGCAATTTGAGCGACGCCTGTTGATGCCTCAAGCTCTAAATCGAACACCCTTGCGTTATCGGCTTTAGCCATGGGCGTATATAAGATATGCTCCACCTGCTTGTCGTACTGAGATGATTTATTGAAAGCAAGATTACCAATAACTCCCTCATTCTTATCCGCGACAGTGATCTGATTACCTTCGTACATAAAATCAATTGCACGATAGGTTTCTTCATACAGTCCAGACTTTAGAATGCACCACTGCGGATATTGCTGGCTTCCTGCTGCATCAAAGCAAAGTGTATGGCGCTGTAAGTGAACAATGAGTAACTCATGACCATCAAAGCGAATAGCCTCAAGAACCGCATGTGATAACTCGTATGACGTATAGCTACGAATGATCTTATCAATACTTGCTGTGGAAATTTGGCTAGCCGTTCCAGCACCAAGAATATAAATAGAAGGCGCGCCGTTTGCAGGGTTACTGATGAATGCGAATGATTCTCCAAACTTACACTTAGCATCACGACCAGCAATGCCCATCTGAACAAAATAAGATGGTTGTGGCGCATATATTACTTGTGACGCGTTTGTTGATCCGGTAATGGTAAAGTATTCGATAGTTGACGAACCAAAGCAAAGCACCATATCACGCCAAGAGGCAATGGCGATTATGCCGTCAGGTTGAGATTCAGCAGTGTAAAATGGACGATAACGATCAGGTTTAGACTCATCTTCTAAGTCAGTAACTCCGAACCTTTCACCTCCTTTCTGTAACCAAATATAACGCCCTCGGTTACGAGCAACATCAACAACATCACCTAATTCGTATTGAGGGTATCTCTCAACTACCTCTAGCGCCTCTTGCGTCATTATAAATTCAGTAACGTCTTTGGCTGTTTGCTCGCTAGATTTGGCAAGGTTCATTTTATACGTGACTGTAATTTTACCACCTGCGCGCTTAACACCTTCTACCAGAACATCAGTAAGATAAGGTTTATCATCTTCTTCCTGCTGAGATAATTTAACGCCCACCATTTGCTCAGTGATAAGCATCTCATTACCGGTTTTACCATCAGAAGTTTTAGGCGTGATTTTTAACGTTAAGAACCCATCCAGATCACCCTTTGTGAGTGGCACAAAATCATCATTGCCGTCTTTGTGAGTCCATTTTTTAACGTCGCGTTTATACCCTTCGGTAATTACCTTTTCTTCAGGCCAGTTAGATAATTCCTTAACCTCACCGTCATAGCGATAGAGTTTTAACTTACCGCCTGACGCCACTGCTTGACTGTAACCCGAGTGCGCCATGGTAACCCTGTCTTTACCTTGAATGTCAGCAATAGCATTCTGTCCACGATAAAGTTTATTTCCACACACGCGATAGACCGTGTTGTTTTTCGTGTTGTACTGGACACCACGAGATACACCATCAACACTATGACGCTTTTCTAATGCAGGGAACGAACGCAAATAACCGGACGCATTCAATACTTCTTTCGGTGTGGCCAACATATTAACTGGAAGACCATCAATATAATCTGCTGTATGCGGGTCTTTTCGCAAACCTCTAGCAAGAGGTATTTGGATCCTTGGCATGTGGTTTTCTCCTGTGGAAGTATCGCTGACCAGTCATCGTTAATAATCGATTACCTGAGCCAATAGGGAAACCATCGGGATGATGAGATCTGGCATTTTTAGCTCTCTTTAAAGCACAGCTTCGCATGAGTCTTTCTTTGCCATATCTAGCAGTTGTAATGACCTTATCAAGCGGGGCAATTTGGTAATCAGGTGCAATGCGAGTAGCTAAGTTGTAGATAACTGCGTTAATGGCTTGTTTGTTTAACCCGTGTTCATCACCTTGATCGATAGGAGTGTCTTCATCAGCGAACTTATAGCCAGTATGAATTCCTGCACCATCTTCAAACCATTCGTACATCATTGATTCTAAATCAACCACGCCATCTTCTAATGACTGAGGCTCGATATCGGTTAATGTAGCATCGGAAGCAACGCCTAATTTACGTAACGCCGCTACAACTAACTCACCCTTCGTTGTTATCTGCATCTTTCACCGCCTTTTTCTTGGTAGCGGGTTTATCTTCAGTCTTCTTCTTGGTGTCGTTTGGATTTTTACACCAGCCATCTTTCAAATAACTTTCAAGTTCATCATCGTTGACAGTAATAATTTGAAGGTTCATACCCCAAATTTTCACATCACCATTAGCTTTATAAAGCATCGTTTTCATTGTCATCTCCAATAAAAAAAGGGAGCCGAAGCTCCCGAATAACAACGAGGGTTTATTTTTGACCTGTCAGCCCAACACCAACTGCTTCAGGTCGTTTGGTACATGCAGAATACCAAACGGCAATACGGCATTTGCCTTCCAGTGTTGAAATATCACCCTGATATGCAACAACGCCATTTAAACCAACAGAAGGAATGTTAAACGCCTCTGTCTTCATACCACTAAACAGCGCATGGTTAAGCGGGATAGGTTGGGATAGCAGAGTAATTGAATCATCAGCCCAGAAGATGTTTGTCTTAGACGTTTTCACGTTAAGAACATTAATTGCAGCGCCATTTGCAAGAGATGTATTCACGTTGGCATATGCGCGTTGCTCTGGTTTTAAATCTGTATCATCAAGTGCAATCGGCTTAGGCATAATAGTAATGTTGTTACCTTCAACACCAACAACAGCAAATGTTGCATCCTGAGTAAGTAAGTCTTTCGCCATTTGCGAGATGAACTTAACACCAGCAAAACTGATCTTATCACCGCGTTTAAATGCTGAACCGTCACTAACTTTAACTACTGCTGTGCGGTTATCAACGTTTTCACGATTTCCGTCAACATCTTCTTTCCATGCTTCAGGCTTGAACTTCTGCGCACCATCAACTGTAACACCAGTTGCTGTTCCAGCGGTTAGAGTTGGAAGCTTAGGTGAGCGAAGAACATCTTCAAACCCAGCAACTTGCTTTTGAATTGTTCCTGACTTGTAAGCCTCTTCCTGAATGCGTCCGTATAAGTCTTTACCTACCAGATTATACCCAGCCTTCAGGTAGTCATCTGGGTTAAAGAAATAACTAAGACCTTGGTTGCGGTTCAGCTCGCGTGAGAACATAAGAGACTCTGCTTGAGACACAAACCCCCAAGAATCTGCACCATTAGATAGATCACCTGCATCAGCAACAACTAAAGATGCCGTGTCTGCTGCTTGTTTTGCAATGGACGTCTCAACGTTGTTAGCCAGCTTTAACCCAGATGCACGAATACGACGACGTAAAGACGTTTCGTCACGAACATCATCAGCACGTAAACCGAAGAAATCGTTATCAGGAACGCCCATGTTACATTTAACAGACAATTCCAAGATACCGGTTTCTTTATCTGTTAAATCCCAGCCTTTCTGCGTTGGCGCTTCTTGCTCTACTGGCATCCAGAAAGTATTTTGAGAGCGCTGCATATCGCCAGCAGGCGGCGTATATTTACCTACACGCTGAGCCATTGGACAGTTATTTTCGATAGTGTTTACTACTTCATCCACCATATAGGTGATGATTTGACCTTCATTTAAAGCCATTATTTTATTCCTTGTAATTTAGCCTTGATTGCGCGGTACTTTTGAACATCACCTTTACTTGCTGCATCATCCATTTGCTTTTGTAATGCCGCGACATTTGCCGCTGTAACATCACCGCTAATTGGTTCGTCGGCAGGTGGAGCTGATGAACGTTGTGTACCGCGAGGCTTGAGAGTTAAACGATCAGCTAATCGAGTGAGTTCGATAGTGACTTGAACTGGGTTTTTGCTAAATAAATCTTTGGCTTTTTCTGGGTTTGCACCTAGGTAGTAAATGATAGCGGCTGATTTTTCGGGAAAGTTCTGCGCGATACCCTCATAAACACCTTGAGGTAATACTTGCAACGCTGAATCTTCCTTTTCCTGATAGTCAGGCAAGTTTAACTTCTCAGCCGCATCATAATGAGCCTTGATTGCATTAGCGATTTGTTGACCTTGCTGTGTGTATTCCTGAGTTTTACGACCCTGATCCGCCACAGCTTTACTTCTTGCGTCCAAAGCCTTGTTTTGCCATTTCAGCAACTCAGCCTGAAACGCAGCGCTAGCCTTATGTGTGTCATAGTCATATTTACCGAGCACCTCCTCAGATAAAAAATCATCCAGCTTAGGCATTTCTGGTAGCTCAGGATTTACCCGCAAGTCTTCAGGAAGTTCGCCATTTTCAATTGCTGCTATCTGTTGCTCAATTTCTCGCTGGCGTTTACGAGCGATGCGTTTCGCTGCTTGGATAGCATTATTGCTTGGCTTTCCTTCCTGTGGTTTCTCATCGTCTTTCAGGACAATCTCGAAGCCTTCCTCCTGTCCTGCTGCTGAGTTGGCATTTTCAGCAGACTGACTTTCTACGGATGCCGCCGCCTGATCGTCGGACAAGTTTAATTCTTCAGAGTTATTCTGAATTTCGGTGGTTGTACTCATGATATTTAACTCTCTTACATGGATTGAGGATTATTCTCGACGTTATTGTCGGTAGGAATGTTTTGTTGTTGCTGTTGTGCAACCTCGTTCAGAAGTTTAATGGCCTCTCTTACTGCCGATTCATCTATATTCCTAGCTTGAGCCAGTTTATAGACTGTATTAGCTTGAGACTCCATTGCATCTTGCTGAGCGGTAAATGCTTTGATTTGAGTTTGTGCTGTTTCGTTATTAGCTTTGGTTTGCTCTGCTTGAGCCGCGATGATTTGTGCCTGAGCTAACATAGCGTTAGGATCTTGATTGCTTTGTGCTGCTTGCTGAGCTTCCATCAACCATTGTTGTTCTTCCTCGGTTTCTGGTTTCTTCAAGCCATTAACAATCAATTCCTTGTTGGCGTAATCTCTGATGTATTCAACACCCTTGCCTTCCATCATATTTGCATATGTCAGCACCATGACATTCCACATTGGATGCTCTACTGGAACCTTGGTGATAAGCTCGCCTATCTCAGCCCTAGCAGCATCTTTTTGTGATTGGAAAGATGGGCCCACATCAGTAAATGTTTCGTACTTGCCTCGGATATCATTGCGAACAATCATTTCACCTTTGCGGAAGTCTAATTCTTCCTGCATTAGCTCAACCTGATTCTCACCCCCATCTTCAGCAGTTGTTGTTACTGTTCGATTGGTGTCGTATATCTCAGCTGCGATTGATGCGTAAATTTCACCATCACGGCGCATTGCGATAGCTAAGTTATCCTGAAACACGTATGTCTCTAGGTCGATGCGACTATTTAGTTGATTAACGGTATCGAACGCCACTTGTCCATTAGCTGCCTCAGTATCAACGCCGACACGAGCGGTTGATTTAGCTGCTTCCGTTGCCACTTCCAGAAGCAATGCATCAGCCTGTGAAACCTCGGCATTCTCCATATAAGCAACGGGCGAAGGAGGCAGGTCAGCATTGTTCTCATCAGTACGGTTGAGTAGATAGTAAGGGTAATCGTCCTCACCGCTATACATGTGCTCATACCCTGCTATTTGCTCAGGGTAAAAGAATGGCTTCTTCTTAGGTGATTTGGCGGCAGTGTCGGCAGACTTGGATAAGATAAAGTTACGCAGCCGTTGAGCATCTTTAGATAACCTGACAACCCCCTCATACAGTTCGTTATCATCAAATAATCCCCACTCACCATACACAGGAACAATTGGTATGTGCTCGCCAGCTATCGGCATTCTATCTTTCAAAATACCAGTGCTAGTGATGATTGACTTATAGACTCTGCGCTTCTTAACTTTACGCTCACCTACTTTTTCATAACCAGCATCAGCCAATTCATCAATCTTTTCTTTCGCTTCTTTTGCTGAATAAGTTTGAAGGTCATTAGTTAGCGGATCGCGATAGACAAATACTAACTCCCTCTTTTCCTCAACTTCGTAATACTCAGCAACATGAATTGTCTTTCCATTCGACCAAGTGAAAAGTAAGTCATTGTTCGGTGATTGGAATGATGGTTGAATGTCAGGATCTAACCCGTACTGCTCAGCGAACGCTTCCCATCCATTAATATTCATTGCGTGAATAATAGTGCAATTCTTAGCGTCAGACTTATCCATTGCCTTGGCGTTGCAATCCCATATAACGTGAGTACAAGACTCATGCATTGGAACACGTCGGATGATCTGGTTATTACTGGTTGGGTTATCGTCCTCATACTCAGTGACGAGTCGCCAAGCGCCGTAACCACATTCGATTTGCTCTCTTACTGCCACATTAACGGCAATCTTTGAGCTATTGTTTCGCATGTCAGTTCGATACATGCCCATAAGAATATCAGCGGCATCGGCTGGCGCGTTATCCTTCGGTCGATACTGAACCTCAATAGGATTCTTGCGCATCTCAGCGACGAGCTTACGAACCATTGGGCGCACTACGTCAAACTGACCTCGGTATTGCAATGTGACATAGTTTTCCAGCCAGTCGTCCCACTGACTAACGCGACTAAAGAATAAATCGTTTCTCGCCTCCGTTCTGGCATTTTCAGATGCAGAGTAATCGAGGTCGAATTTGCGAAGTATTTTCTCAAGCCGCTCGTTTCTATCGACCATCTCTATCTCCTAATAGGTCTAATTGGGGCGGGAATTCTCTTTTCTTTAGGCTTTTTGATATCACGCAACTGCTTAGCGAAGCGCCTCATCATGTAGGCATAGCGAACAGCATCAAGCACATCATCGTTTGTTTTGACTATCTTCCCGTTTTCGTCACGGTGATATAGTCTGAACTCTTCAAAGAATGGCTCACAGGTATTAAATACTCTAAATCTGTTATCAAGCATCAGATCACGTAATTCATTAATACCGGACTCTACTGAGTTACCACCCTCCGCAAATGTAGCGTGCTCCTTCAGCATCAAGAATCCAGCATCTGCATACTGAGTTTTTAGCTGCTCACCACCGCCTTTCTCGTGCTGATGACCATCATGAGGCCATGCTACAGGAACTTTATTAGCCCATGACTTAACAGCACCCCACGCTTGAACTGCTGTGTTTTCTGATTTCTTCCACACTCTAGCAAGATAAAAAACACCCTCATCTTTATCCCACCATAACTGGATATGAGCCTGCGGGTGATTCCAGCCGAAATCCTGACCATCGATAATGTAAAAGTGATCAGGGCATTCGAAAGGCTGGCACTTAATAGACTCTTCGGGTATTTGGTAAATTCGACCGCTACCCATTGTTGGAATACCACGAGCACGAGCCTCTCTTTCATGTTCAGGATATGAAGCAACAATCCGTTCTTTCTCTTCCTCGGTGTAGTGATCAGCATCATAGATAGTCATGTTGACTACCTTCTGTGCCTTACTCGGGTTCTTTAGAAATTTTGTTACGACATCAGACATACCCATCAGCGGGGTGAATGTTAGGATAGAGAACTGACCATATTTGTTGGTTCTAGTTAAACCCTCGCTATAAATACTGTATGGCGGCTCCTCATCGAACCACACCCCATGAACAGAATCACCTTGCCATCGTGCTCGACCTTGAGAATATGGCTTGAAGTAGCATATGGACATACCATCTTCAATCCCATCTTCCGTGTGATGTCTAACAAGAAGGTGGTCGACTAAGTTCGGGAAGAAAGGCGACTTCTTCCAGCTAATAATGTCCTCTTTCGGGATTGCTCCATAACCAGGATCATCATTCTCTTCGATGCGACCACATAGAATGCGCTGCGTCGTCTTCGTAACTGTCTCATTAGTCTCGCCACCAACCCAGAATATAACTGGCTCATAGAATCTCTTCCCTTCCCATTCTTTTCCATACAGCCCATCATCTGGATAACCTTTTGTTCCTGGGTAGCGACCAGTAAGATGAAAAGCAACTTCGGCTCCACCAGTGAATGATTTGCCTAGTTGGTTTCCAGCCATAAAGCAGCGCTCAGGGTAATCATTCCCAGAGTCAATAAATTCTCTTTGCTTGTCATAGGGAGAGTATTCAAATAAGCGGTGCGTTTTCCTGTACTCTTCCTCTTCTTCCAATAACTCAAGCAATTCGTATTGTTCGTCGTCGCTCAGGTTATCAAGTATCTGATCCAGATTTTCCACGGTTGAATAACTCCTTAATTCGAGAGCGTCGCTTGTCACGGTCTCCCTTATCTGGAGTTACATCCTCGACCTCTTGTCTGTCTTTGAGACCTAAATCACGAGCAATAATATTTGCATTCAGCAAGTCAGCGGCTGCGCCTGAGAATTTCTGATCGTAGATAACTTTCTCAGCTCGCGTAGTGACCTCGATAAAATCTTCTCTGGCTCGATACAGTCGCCATGTGTCCTCATGTATATCCAAGAACAAACAAAGCCCTGATAGCGTCATAGCTCGCATTTTAGGCAATGTTTCTTTAGTCACTGCCCCTTGGAATGCAAACGCCTTAGTTTCATACAGTGGATTATCTTCAACCCACTCGAAGTATTCACAACAAGCGTTCCATAAATCATCAGGAGACTCGAATATGGGTTTTCTTCCGTGACTACTTCTAGCCTCCCAGAACCTATTTCCTTTTGGTGCTGCCATATATCCACCTAATCATTAGCACTAATTTTGTAATAAAACTTATTTATCTCATTACTAATCCAACCAGTTAGATACGCCAACGCCTCATGATTTTCATAGTCTACTTTAATACCAACTATTTCTAACACCTTCCATGCGGCATGCACTGACTCATGAGATATAGTGTCGGCATTAAAACAATCGACATCTTTAAAGCTAATGAGGATTATCATCTCGCCAGTTTTTGTATTTTCAATCTGAACAACCTGCCCCATATTTGATGGGGTATGTATGCCCGAACCATAGATACTGCCTGCAACATCCTCAGTAGCGCAGATATGAATGTTAAGTCCGTATATGGGGACTTTTATTTTTTTATGTAATTTCACATATCCCCCTTTAATCAATTATCCAGCCCACTCGTAAATGAGCTGTGTAATTAACTATTGCGTGAATAGGTCGAGTGCTTCTTGAGCTTCTCGTGCTGCTTTCTGTGCTCGTGATACAAACTCACTTTCAGTCTGGCATGTTTTGTATGCGTCTTTGAATAACTCAAGCTTGAGCGCATCGTCTTTTACGAACTCGATAGCAGCTTGAGCCGCTGCGGTATCATTGCCAACTAACCGCAATAGCTCTAAGCGCATTTGATTCTGTGCTGTAATTTCTGTCATTTGATGTTCCTGTGTGAAGTTAATCGCAACCATCATTACGTATCACTACGTTACTTTGGTCACTTACGGCTTACCCGTCAGCAAGAAGGATCACCTCCTGTTACCTTGTCGGGGTTATTCTTTTGGAATGCTTTTATCCAGCTCTTCACGGAATTGAGTTGGGTTATCGAAACCTTGTGCTGCCATGATATTTCTCCATTAAAAAGCCCCGCTATTGAGCGAGGCATTCAGTGTTGATGTAATTCTGCAAATACAAAGTTTGCTGTTCGTTCTCGACTATCATTTCTCTGAGACGTAGATAATCTTGTTCAACTGCTTTGTTAAGTCTTGCGGTGGTTTCATTGCTTCCGCTTTCGGTGGAATTTTTGGTGACTGCTGGACACTCGGCTTTGATGTACACCCGCTTATTGCCAGAGCTAACAGCATCACGAAGAGTGTTGATTTCATTCTTTGCACTGGCTAACTCCTGAGTGTATTTAATATCGAGTTGATTTAGTCGAGTGATACGAGCTTGGTAGTCTTTGTTGATTTCGACTTGTTGAGATAGTTGACTAGTTAATTCAGCATTTGAAGCTTTTAGCTTACCAATCCTGTTACCCTGCCACGTCATACCGACGCTCATCATCAAAATAACGCCCACGGACACTATCGTTTCGCCTAGATTCATAACAACAACCATGCATCTTCAAATACTTTTGGGCTGTAAGGCTGATAACCCAGCTCAACACCAACAATCGCTGTGCCCAATGCAATCATAACTTCTTTTTTGTTGACTGATACACAATCTTCCGTACTTACATTCAATTCTTTAGCGACTCGATGAATGTATCCCTCAGTATTATTTTCTTTGGGCGGAGCATAGCGATTGATGATTTCACGGATAGAACATAACCCGTATTTCTTTTCGTAGGTTCGCATCAATACATAGATTGCTCGTATACCATATTCAGGTGATACGAATTGGCAAAAGTCTTTATCGGTTTGCTGTGCAGATAGTCCTTGCCATTTTGAACCGTGTCGAATATTACCAGGGTTGTTGTTTCTTTCCCCGCGTGCTGGTCTAGTCATCTTTAACTCCAAACTTAGCCTTTACTATTTTGACCGCACCCTCAAAAAGTGCGTATAGTTTCTTTGTCCCTAAGAATCCAATTACAACACCACAGAATTCCGCCAATAATGCCCACGAACTAGCATCACCACTACGTGATAGCCACCAATCAATAAACCGAATAGTTCCAACACTAAGCAAGCCACACATAACAGCCTCACCTAAAGAACGCTTCCATTGAGAACCAGCCTGTCTTTCTCTGATGTATGCAATTGTTGTAGCAATAGTAAATCCACCTAAGAGTGGGAGGACCGATTGTAACCAGCGTAAAATCTGCTCCCATTCGAATTTTTCTGGCATACGTTTCATACCCACCTCCCCATAGGAGGAATTTAGTTAATAGAACGCCGACTAACAGACTTGATGTGAACGTGATAACGAGGGTAATTGTTCTGTGGTCGGCATATACAAAAAAAGTCGCACTAGACGACTTATTGAAATAGATGGCTGGTTTAGTTCAGCCAGACTGTTACGCGCTACCATAACCTTATAGCAAGGAATTCAGTTGTTCGGAATAACCGAATATGTGAACTATCCGTAAATTCCGGAGAGTTGAGCCTGTAAGACTTACTTACGAATTGATGCTTTTATTTCTTGCTCTGTTTGTTCAAAACGCTCTTTCTCAAGTTCAACCCCAAGAACTCGACGATTTAACTTTAATGCGGACTTTAGTGTTGCACCTGATCCCATAAAGAAATCAGCAACCAGATCACCTTCGCGACTGCTTGAGCGAATAATGTGTTCCATCATTTCAGCTGGTTTTTCACAAGGATGTTTACCTGCGTAATATTGCACAGGTGGATACGTCCACACATCGGTGTAAGGAACATCAACGGTGACAGAAAAAGGACGACGCAATAATTGATATTGTTCAGCAAGCTCCTGGTACTCTCGACTAAGAGAAGCCTGCACCTTTATCAAATCAGTATGATCACGATTTAAAGGATTACTACTAAACTTTTCACTTGCTACGCGATGAAACAGCTCCTGCAGTTTTTTGTAGTCAGACTCACTCGGTAGTTGCCATTGGCTGTAACTAAACCAGTGTGAAGCCATTTGTTTACCTGTGGCCTGTTTTATTTCTTTTGCTGTTATTCCTAACGATTCACGTGCAGATTTAAAATACTCAATTAAAGGCTTAAATACATTTTCTTTAAGCGCTTTGCATTGCTGAAGATAAGCACTACTTTTACCCTTGTATGGGCTTTGATAATGTTCAGCAAATAAAATTCTTTCAGTGCTTGGAAAGAAACTGCGTAAATCAGCTTTACATGTCCTGCGCCAAGGCCCTGATGGTTTAGCCCATACAATGTGACTTAGAATATTAAATCTTTCACGAACGAGTAATTCTGTATCTGACGCTAGTTTCGAACCGCAAAAGATATAAAGGCTACCGTTAGGCTTTAATACTCGCCAAAATTCCGCAAGCATTTCATCAAGCCAAGATAAATATGATGTTACGTTTTCCCACTGATTATCCCAACTACAAGACTTCACCTGAAAGTAAGGCGGGTCAGTTGCGATTAAGTCAATACAATTATCGGGAAGTGTTTTTATATAGCTGAGTGAGTCATCATTGACTAAATTTACACTGTTTAAATTCACAGTATTTTTCATAGATCAGGAGAACCTTTTTTGATAAGCTCACTATGCTTTGTGCACATAAGCAGTGGGCTTTAGTTTGTCCGTGATCTACCAGAACGGGTGAATGACTGTAAAGGTGCTACCAACACTTTTACAGTCGCCCATTTTCACAGTATTAGATATTTTGAAATGTGTTTTCTTTGATGTTTTCTTTGATTAGCCCCGCCATCGCCAACTGAGTTAATATCAATTGACAACATGGCTCAGTTAAATAAGTAAACTGTGCAACTTCGCCAACAGTTACCTCTTTCGTATGCGGAACAACTTCAAAAACAAGTCTTGCCTCTTCTGTCATATCACTATGTTTTAACATGATATTTTAATACCTTTGGTCAGTTATTAGTCGCGAACACACATGTAACTCTGAACAAAGTAAACAGCAAGTCTTATCTGTTTTAGATACAAAAAAACCAGCTCTATGGCTGGCTTTTATAGGTATATCAGTACTTACTTATCTACAACAGTGAATTGCAGTGCAATTAAATGCTTTTTGCAATCTTTAATGCCCTCGTTGTAACCGGCATCATAAAAATTTTCTGGCTTTTCTTTAAGGTTAGGAAGATTTATTTTCATTTTTTTCTTAGCATCGTTAGCGCCTGCATAATAAATCTCCCAAAGTAATTGAGTGCCCGGATCTGAATATTTAGAGATAGTTTCACGCTCTACAAGGAATCTGAAAGTAGAGTCACGCTCCCTGCTCAGGTCAATAGACTTCACTTTTCTTTTTATCTGTCTTTCAAATAATTCCTGCAACCCTATTAAATCCATCCTAAATCCCATGTAAAAAAGCCCCGCAATTAGCGAGGCCTTAAATTCGTTTCCTGCTTTGCGTTTAAAGCTCTACGCAGCATATACGAAAACTATAACTTCATTGTTCAAAAAGTCAATCATTTATTCATGAATAATGATGCTTTCTGTCAAACTCATCACACATAGGCCAATAGAGCATAAATTCAGCAATAGATAACCATGTTTTAACTCGTCTCCTATAAGTCGATAGTGACATTGAAGGGTGCTTTTCATGTAGCTCTAACGCTATGCCGAAATATGATTTTTTATATACATAATACTGTTTCAGTATTTCTAATAATCCTTGATCTTTTTCGAAAACAGCACAAATGACCTTGTCCATTTTTCCACCTTCAATATCACTACAGAACCACATATTGCTAAGTGTTTTCTTATTTTGGTATTCCTCCAAGAAAAGCTGTAAGGTTTCTTCTGATAGCCCTGATTTTTTCATTCTTCGCATAGCATCTTTGAGGGCTTTCTTTGTGATTTGTGGGTCTGATAATAATCGCTGAAAAATACCAGAGGCTTGCGGTGATTTACTAAATGCAGCCCAACAACCCCACATTTTTAATCGCCCCCGGATCCATGTACTTTCTAATGTGCGCAATCTTAAATACTCACCACTCTTGCCACTTGTCTCTGGATAAATCATGCTTATACCTCAACTTCTTTATTTATCAATATCACTAGACGCGACAAGCGCGTAATTCCATTACTTCAATTTTTGTTTGCTCGAGCAATTCTGCTTCAGAACCATGAATTTCTTGCCATGATTTAGGTGATGCATGAAAGCCGGTTTCATAACACGCCCTATGATGTGGCGGACACAGTGGTAAAACATCTGTATGACTTGCTCGTTGTGCCATTCCCTGCCCTGTTCTAACATGATGTATTTCCGCTCTACTTGCCCCAAGCCCCATATTGCGACAACAAATACAACCCAGTTCCGCTACATCTGATAGCCACTGTCTTTCTTCTTTGGTCTTTGATTTGATCATTGGTCTTGCCTCTACGTGAAACTTAATAATTGAGATACTGCATTTTCTACAGCTTTTTGAGTGGGGAACTGTTTACGAAGGATAAAATTCCAAAGCACATCGAGTGTGGCTTTGTAGAGTTCGCTAAATGCTAAGTCGTCCATATTTGCAAAGCTGATTGATTTAGCGACACGACGTAAACTACCGTCAGGCATTTCAAACGTATCGTAATAACCGGCTTGCTCTACAACCCAATAGCGAAAAGCATCAAATGATTTTGTTGCTGAGATATTTTGCGCACGTTTTTGTGCGACTTCTTCTAGATAGATATCGGATGCTGATAAGAGCGCGTCAGCATTATCCGTGTAATATGAAAGGAATGTGATATAACCACGCACAAGCTCTTTTTCTTCAGGTGAAATGGTACCGCCAACTGGCTCCCAATATTCATAGCCTAAGTTGAGTAATGCGAAGTATTTACGATGAAATCGAGGGTTGCGCGCTTTCTTAAAATTAGCTGAAAGCACATCACCACACTTGATTTTTGAATGCAGAAAATCTCTCGTAACAGGGTTAGCCGGTACAAGAGTATCGTTAGACATTTTGATAAAGCTATGCTGTGCCATACTTAACTCTCAGTTGACACAGCAAATATTTAGGATTGGGTGTTCAGACCAATGTAATTATTTTATCAGAAAAATTACTTTTCGCCAAAAAGACTAACTACATTTTGAGCCTCATGTGCCTTCTGTTTTTGCTCTAAGCTATTTTTTAACTGCACTTTAGATTTAAAATCAAGTACAGATGATTCAGACAAGAAACCTTTAGGCACAGAACATAAATCTTCCAAGTCTCCCTTGGAAAAATTAAAAGTTTCTAATATGCTTTTTTTCGTAAAAACACCTGAATCTAAAAGCAAATTCAAACATCTAGGTAATAATCTTACAGACTCAGGTTTCCTCAAGTCATCAAGTGGTTCACCTTTTCTCCACCCTCGAGCTGAAATACTCTTATATAATCGTTGATATTCCATTTGAGATATCAATTCAGATTTATTAGCACGAAAAACCATTGCCTGAGCAGACATACCCCAACGGCTTTTTAATGCAAGAAAGTTTTCTAATGTCGGATATGTAGGTAACTCCACAGAAAAAGCTTCTTCTGGAAAAATGAAATAAGACGCAAACCTATGAGCTTGTTCTTCTATCGGTTTAAAGCAAATAGAATCTAGTTTATTTATATACCGATGTAATACAACATGCCCTAACTCATGCGCAGCATCAAAGCGACTTCTAAAGTAATTATCTTTATCGGAAGCTAATATGACATAAGGACGTCCTTCAAGCTCATTCCATTGAGAATATCCATCCATCATTGAACTACCTTGTTCAAAGCGTGAACAGACAATTCCTGCATTTTCCATTACAAGTAAAAGATCATCAACTGGTGCTATACCTAATCCCCATAATTTCCGACACTCAAAAGCCATCTTCATTATGGTTTCATCGTCTATAGCTCTGTAATCATCAACTTTTAAATAAGGAACATTTACGTCTGGGTAATCAACATACTCTTGAAAGTGTGATGATAATTCCTGTAACCATTCCATATAGATTTCAGACGCTTTACATAAGTCCTTTGCTGTACTCGACAGTGTTCTAAAAAAAACTGGTTTTTTATTTTTTTCCGGTTGTGATGAATATACTTTTGTAAACCATGTTACTGGGCAGTTTAAAATTTTACTCAATTCATGCAATACTTCTGCATCAGGAGAATGACTGCCATTTTCCCATTTTGTTATAGTTGAAGGAGAACGCTCAACCAATCTACCAAGATTTATTTTTGATAGACCTCTAGCTTCTCTTATCTGTGTTAGCCTTTCGGGCTGAAAACCTGAAATGCCGACTCTCATGTTATCACCTGTATTATTTTTCCTGATCCTTCAGGCGCTTTTTAAGCTTAGGTAAAACCAAATCAGGAATAATTGTCTTATTCTCACCAGTGTAGAGTTCGAGAAGTTCTATAATTGATTTATTATAGTGGAAACCCTTTAAATTGGTAAATGGTACTATTACTCTTAAATCGAGCATAGTTTCTTGAGGGAGATGGTTTGGTGGATTTACATTCACCAATAAAACCCCTAATGTTTCCACTGATTTTTTAGTGTTATTTTCCTTATCAAACAGATCAAAAGTATATCCTTCTAATTCCAGATTAAGTTGTGCCAACAAATTTCTATGCTTAGCACCTTTAATTCCTTTCTCATCGTGATTTTGACCTATTCGCCCTAATTGAATCCCCTTAGACTCAACAACTACATAATTCTCCCCCTTGGGATTAGTTTGCATGTCTCGACAAACCAAGCCGGAAGCTTGTGCAGCTCTCCTGAGTGCAGAGTTTAAAGCATAGTGCCTTGCTTGTGGCCTAAATCGAACTTGTTCAGGCTCTTCTAATTTCAGGCTAGTGCCTTTTGTTACATCATTTGCAGCTAAATATTGTTGTCCTAAATTATCATTAACATTTAACCAAAAATCTCTATTAAAAGCGTTTGCTATTAGCTCATCAATATCATTGATGATCTCATTCTTATTCATTCGTTTAGATACCCTAGTTGCGTTAAGCGGATTTCATAGTATTTTTTTTTCGTTTTGAATGCAAACACTAATTGATAAATATGTGCAACTGTCACAATTTTACAATTAAATAATTAGTTTTAATTCATGCCAACCTCGAGTGTTCCAGCACTCAGAACAGTCTTTAATTGTCATGGTCTTGCCTCTATTTTAACTAAAATGCTTTTTCTGCGTAACGACGTCTTTTATCGTTTTGCTGTGATTGTTGTTGCATTTTGGACACTTCTGACGCTGTAATTTGGTCGGTAGGCAGATAGTGGCCATTCTTAAATTCTTGATAGACTGTGCCGGTTTCTCCGTGTCTAAATTTATCAATAATGATCTCGGCATAATTTTTCGCAGGGCTATTGGGGTTATATACGGCCTCCCTATAGGTAAATAAAATTAAGTCAGCGTCTTGCTCTAAGCTACCAGAATCGCGTAAATCAGCAGAAACAGGACGGCGTTGATTAATAGGTCTTTTATCAACATCACGAGATAGCTGGCTTAACGCAATAGTTGGCGTGTGTAACCTCTTTGCTAATCCTTTTAAAGATGCAGATATTTTCGCAATTGCTAAATCATTACGTTCTGCTTTAGGTTTTTTAATTAACCCTAAATAATCAACAAAAATTCCTTTCAAATTTGGATATTTACGTTTGTGGTTTTCACTGATTGCACATATTTGTTCAATAGTTAGATTACTCGCATCGATGATATGAATATCTCTATCCATTAAATGGCCTAGTGCTGAACTTAAACGCCCCCATCCTTCATCATCCAATCGCCCACGATGTCTCAATGTTGATATTGGTAGTTGAGCAGAACCGGCAACTAGACGCTCAGTAATTTGCTGATTGGACATTTCCATCGAGAAGAATAATGCACCGCCTCCATCTCTGGTCATTCCCTCAGTCATCGTTAGTGCAAGCTCTGTTTTTCCCATCCCCGGACGACCGCCAATAAAAACTAAGTCTGTTGGATTAAAGCCTCCAATTTTGTCATCTAAAGCTTCAATACCACTTTTTATCATCCCAACAGCATCTTCCCCTTTGTTTCTTCGTTCTAAAACATCTACATATCCTTCAAGTAGTGTATTTAAATGCACAGGGAGTAGGTTCTGATTACCAATTGTCAGCTGGCCAATTTGGGTTGCAAATTGATGAATAAATTCTTCAGCTTGTTCATGATTATTTGCAGTAGTAATATCATTTTGATACTTGGAAATTAATTGAATTACTTCTCTAACACGATAATAACTATAAACTTTTGAGGCATAGCCTTTTAAATTTGCTGTCCAAATAGGTGTTTTAGATAGCTCAAGTAAATTTGCTAAATCGCCTTTTTCACCTAGCGCATCAGCAATAAAAAAGGGATCTATTAAAGAACTTGCTAGCGCTTGTTTTTTAATTTCTTTGTAGACATTACGAAAATATCTAGAACTAAAGGCTTCTTCAGGTAATGTGGCTAATACCTCATATGCATCTTGACTAGCACCACCAGCTAACAAACCACTAATCACCGCATGTTCTAATTCTTTCTCATGCATGATGATTACCTCTACGATATGTTGGCCAGTTAAACGTTAATACCGTTCCCCCCTGTAATAATCTGTCCACGGCTCGTTCACCAAGCATTTCTTGTAGATCAACAACGGGCAAGTTGCTTATCAAAATCGTAGGTAACAAATCTTCGTAGCGATCATTAATCACCTCAAATAGGATATTACGTTCAGAATCAGTGCCATACTGGACACCAATTTCATCAATAATTAACAAATCAGGCGTGCAATATTTTTCAAGTACATCAAGTTCACTGAATTCTGAATTTCCAGCCCATGTTCTTCGAAAAGCGCGAATGATACGTGAGGCAGTGGTAATAAATACCGTTTCTTGCAATTCTCCGGCAATCTGACGAGCGATTGATACTGCAAGGTGGGTTTTACCAGTTCCGGGTGTTCCACACAGCACAAGCCCCTCTCCTGCGTTTTTTCGGTCACTCCAAGTTTCGACGTACTGCTGACAAATTTTTAAATTATGTTTTGCTGTCGGTGTTGAGGCTACAAATGATTCAAATGTCGCATTAGCAAAGCGAGGTGGAATATTCACCGCAGTTAGTAAATTTTGTTCAGACATTTCCACCTCCCACAAACCAATGCGGATCTTGAGACTGGTAATCTTTTTCGCTAAACCCAGTGTGAGAATTTACTTTTTGAGTTTGTACTACGGATCTTTCAGGAAATAGCCCCTGCCAACCATTGGCAATTGAATTACAAATCACAGCGTTGGCATCGGTGCAAAGCGATAATTTTTTTGCTTGTTGCTTGCACATGGTTTCTGTCAGCGGTTTTTTAATTTCTTTCCTGAAGTTAATCCAATCCTGCCAAACCTCATCACTCACATTTGACGGTTTAGCCAATTTCGGATCGAATTTATTTTTCGATTTTTTCCCCTCGAGTAATTCTTGTGGATCATGTTTTGAATTTACTTGTGGATCATGTTTTGAATTTACTTGTGGATCGCCTCCAGATTCTGGAGGGTGAAAACCCCCTTGAACGCCAGATTCTGGAGGGTCAAAACGTACATTTTTACTGTTTTCTGTACGGTCAGAATCTGAACGGTCAGAATCTGGACGGTGAAAACTTGATAGTTTTTCACGTTGTTTTCTTAATTTGGCGTTCTCTTCTAATGCGATTTTTTCCAATTTATCGACATTTAAAAAATATAAATTTGAAGCATTACGATTGCCATTTCTACGTTGCTTTTTAACTAACCAACCATCACGCTCAAGTTCATTACATGCATTGCGAATTGTGCTAATTCCCGCACCAATTTGACGACTGATGGTTTCAACACTCGGATAAGCAACCCCTTCATCGCTCGAATAATCGGCTAGGCGTACCATGATCATTAACTTGGTACCCTTAACACCTGAAACAGCACATGCATCCCACACATAGCCGGTTAATTTATTACTCATTTCACACCCCCAGTGCTTTAGCTATATTACGGCAAGCATTTTGGTACTGCTCAGGGGTTAAATTTTTTGACAGTAATTTTTGTTTTTCTCGCTCATACTGCTCCCAAATTAACAACGCAATAACTCGTCTACCATCAAAAATATGTTGGATATCTGAGATATGAGCAGGTTTATCATTCAGCATAAACCCATTGCGGTATGTGATTTTTTCAGTTGATCTAATCATTGGTCTTGCCTCTTGAATTAATGCACGCTGGTCGGGCGTGATATCTCATTTAGTGCACGTACTACATTGTTTATTTGGTGTGACATGTCACGACCCTCTAATAAGATTTCAGTCATAGCATCAGCAAAACGCTGAATGGCTACAGTTGCTAAATAGTTTTTGGTGTCTCCACGTACTCGAGCTAACCTCGATGCCGGTAGAGCCATTTCAATCGCTGGCATTAACTCAGCAATTTTTCTTTGAGATGCGCGAGAATCACCACGTAACCAACGGAATATCTGTTGCCGGTTATTATTGATTGCTTTCCAGTCTGCCTTACCCGCTTGATCCTCAATGGCATGTAATCGACCATGTTCTTGATTAATCACTAATCGTAAGTAAGCTCGGCTAATCTCAATAGCAACATGTTCTTGCCCTTGTTCTACAGCCCAGTCCTCAATTTCAGCTCTGATAATGTTGATATCAAAATTCATTTTTGCGTCTCCTGTCGCTAGAAAAATTGATTATGCATAATCAGTTTTTTAATTTGATACCTGTAATACTGTTGATGATTTAGGAAGTCCATCAAACTGATTTGGATAAATATCTGGTGCAATTTCATGAGGTGTCACTTGCCAATCTAAACATTCACATAGGCTTAAAACTTTTGGAGCAGGAACACCGTTTTTAAACCATAGATGCACGGTTTGAGGTTTGGTGTTTAAGCGTCTAGCAATCTCTGATTGACTCGCTAAATTAATAATTTTGTTTTTTATACATGGTGTCATTGTTCTCTCCTTTTGGGTTTACAAGTTAATCTTACAATCAAACATATAATAATATCAAGTTTTTCTTGAAGTGATCATTACAAGGAAAGCTTGTAGTATAATTTCTATGAAAAAGAATCCGAATGAAGTATCAGCTACACGTATAAGCCAAATACTAACCGAGCGAAACTGGTCCCAGTCAGAATTAGCTCGTAGGCTTGGTATTAGCCCTCAATCTGTGCAATTTTGGGTAAGCGGGAAAACAGCACCTAGAGGTAATAATTTAACCGCATTATCTAAGATATCTGGATATCCAGAACATTGGTTTTTTATGAGTGATGTTTCTACTGAAGAAATGGATAAACCTATTGTACGTAAAAATGATTCTTATCTTGTGGAGTTACTTGATATAGAAGCCAGTGCCGGCCCTGGCATCATTAATAAAAGTGAATTTATTGAAACAATTAGAGCTATTGAATATACATCTGATGAAGCACTCCGTTTATTTGGCAACAGACCCAGCGCTAATATAAAAATGATCACTGTTGTTGGTGATAGTATGCAAAATACTATTGAACCAGGAGACCAAATTTTCATAGATATTCATATAGATTATTTTGATGGTGATGGCATTTATGTTTTCATTTTTGGTCAAACATTGCACATTAAAAGACTACAAATGATAAAAAATAAATTAACCGTTATCTCTGATAACCCCAACTATCGAGATTGGGATATCGCTCCCGAAGACGAAGAACAGTTCTTCATTTTTGGTAAAGTCCTCCTAAGCCAATCTAGAACATACAAGCGTTACGCTTAAAATCCTTTCATAAAATTCAAATTAAATTACAGGGGTTTAATAGCTCTTGTAATTTTCGCACACGCAATTACAAGAATTATTTGTAAAATAGACTTGCAATATTCAATTTTAACTTGTAGATTTACTAACAACAAAAACAACACAGCAAGTGTTTAGGTAAGTGTTCAGATTTAATTTTGCTGTTATGTCGGAGGAGAACCACAGCTCTCATCGCGACCTGTCATGATTACCACGGCATAACGGCAAGTTTTTTAGCAATACCAGGGAATTTAATTAGTTATCGACCAAAGCTACAAGGCAGACCTGACAGCTCGGAAAGACGGGCAACAAATTTTAGACGTAAAAAAACCCACCGAAGTGGGTTCCTTTACCTCGGGGCGCCGACCAAAGCTAACCGAGAGTTCTACTAGCGCGACCAAACGCTAGAAGAGGCAAGACCAATGATAAATCACTGATCGCAGTTATTTTAAAGGAGTTGCTATGAAAGCACAACCTGAAAGCCTAACAGTCACACTCTATATTCATGCTCAAAAACAGTTCGATGGTTCTTACCAATATAACGCCTACGCATTTAAAGCCGATCCCAATGCTGGGCTAGGTTTTGTGGTTGCTGAACACACTGTTGATGTTCCTTTTAAAGAGCCTACCCAAACTGATCTCATTCACGCTGAAATTGATTTTCTACGTAATGAACAAGAAAAAATCCTAGCTGATGCCCAAGTGAAAACAAGCTTGTTAGAAGATAAAATCCAAATGCTTCTCTGCTTGGAAGGCAAACCAATAGCTAAAGAAGATGAAGAAATTCCTTACTGATGGTGAACATTATGGATGCAATTAATCTAGCAATTGATGCTGTATTAGATGCTGAACTATCTGTTATTGAACATGAAAATAACAGTGAGATAGTTTCTGGCACTCAACATATTTCTATCATTGGAGGTAAGAGACGAGTTGAATATTACCCTTCAACAGGTACGGCTTACTCTAATCCCATTGATGGGAAATATAAGCGTGTAATTATCAAAAAAGCGGGCATTAAGCGAGCTATTAAACTAGCAAAATCAGGAAATTAAGAGGCAAGACCAATGAAAACTTTTATCTGTGTATTTGAGCCTACGACCGAGGCTCGTACAAACAACGGTGCTGTACCGCTGGCCATAGCGTTAAACACCGCTAATGCAAAACTGGCAACAGCGACTGCAGTAGTAAAATTATCTGAAGCATATCCAGAAGCTATGGATAACTTTAACACTGATGATCCGTTAATTAGCGAACACCTTGACGGCTCTGTTTGCCCTACTTTAGATATATTCGATGAAAAATTTGCTGTTGAAAATGAGTTTGATGGAACTCAATGGAAACCTATTGAATATAAGAATTTCAAAAAACTAGGAACGAAACCCAGAATTGCGTGTTTACTTTTATTTGGAAAGACTCAAATAACTAACAATGAATTTTCAACTGCTCTGGAATATTTGGCAGGAAAAGAAGATCCCAAAATTCGTAATATCGCTACGGGCCTAGCTGAAATAACAAAACTTTCTTTGATGGATGCTGAACAAACGATGGAAATAGCACAGGCTATCTATGAGTTTGCTAATGAAGATGTCACCGTTGAAGAAGCTAAATCACTAGGTGAAAGCTGGCTGACAGAAGAACCTGAGCAACCACAAGAAGAAATATCTTCTATCAAGCGTAACTACACAACTATAGATACTGAAATCGCCTTAGCGCTGTTAGATGATTTTGATCCGAATAATGTCCTCGCATCTCAAGTAAAAAAAGCCAAAGAACTGATAGATGACGATAATAAAGCATGGAAACGCTGGTCAATGGATTTACGCACAACAGCTGGCATCTTGGATATACCACGTGAAAAGATTTTCTCGTTAATAGCTGAAAGTAAAAAACAACCTGAGCTATTAGATAATCCCAATGCGCGAAAAGAATTTATTGACCTTCATTTAGGTATTAACAAGCCTACTGGCAACGCTGGAAAAGAAGAAAGCATCACCTCTAACCAATTGGATAATACCCCTTCGGTATCTAGCAAAAGCACCGTTGAAAAGGAAACTAAGCCTAAACGTTCACGTAAAAAGCAAGAAGTAGCCCCTAAAACAGAAAGTTCTCCAGTGGTTGAACAAACTGTAGAACCTAAAGAACCCGAAACACCATCAGCACAACAAGATAATTTTGAGCAACGTGCCAGTGTTATTGATGAAGTTCTTAACGCGAGTGACGCTAATAACCTAAGTATTTGGAAACAAGTACAACGTACAGACCCGCGCTTTACTAAACCATTAGAAGGCGTGGGATTTACGGGAACCAGTATAAACAGCACTTACATGTTTATGCGTGCAACTGAAATATTCGGTCCTATTGGTGAAGGTTGGGGATATGAAGTCCTTGAAGAAAAATTTATTGATGGAAAGCCTCTTTTAGAACCTGTCCTTGATGAGCGTAATAAACAAGTCGCAACCCGTTTTTTACGCGATGCTGATGGCTCGTTATTCTGCGAACAAAACCACTCAATTAAGATCCGTTTTTGGTACATCATCGAATGTGAAACCCGCGGTGAGTTTGAAAGTTATGGTGCGACACCATACCGCTATCAAACTAACTATGGCATTAAGGTTGACGGTGAAGCTATTAAAAAATCGCTGACTGATGCCATCAAAAAAGCCCTATCAATGCTTGGCTTTAGCTCTGATGTCTTTATGGGTATGCATGATAACCCTGAATATATAGTAAGCAATAAGCTTGAGTTTGAAATCAAAAATGCCAGTGAAAAAGCGGAAGATATCACACGTATTCGCAAAGAATTAGACGAGAAATTTACTAAACATACAGAAGTGATGCGTAGTGCTGTTACAGCAAATGAATTACGAGGTATTGCATCGACATTAACGCGCGAAATTTCTGCACATATTAAATCAGCTCAAGAACGTCGTGACGAAGATTACGAGAAGTATTTGTCCGGCCGTTTACGTCGATTAAACCAAATCGAAAAAGAGTGTTTAGACAAACTGAAACAGAAAGAAGAGGCAATCTAATGACCAATACTACCGCTATCGCACTGGCGACCAATTACGAAAAATTACAGCAACTCGTTGAAACAGGAGAATTCTCTCCTGAAGATATCGCAGATACTTTAGAAGGTATCGAGGGCGAGTTAGGTGACAAATTGGATGCAATTATGCACCACGTTCGCAATATCGAAGGTCAAGCTAAAACACTTGATGAAGAATCTAAACGTTTATCTGATCGTAAAAAATCATTCGAAAACCAAGCTAAAAACCTAAAGGAATATGCTCTTAACTGCTTATTGGCTTCAGGATTAGATAAATTAAAAACAACAAAGAATACATTTACAGCACGAAAAGGTAGTGTTTCAGTAATTATTGATAATGAAGCACTACTACCAGATGAGTTGGTTGATGTTAAAACCATCACAGCGCCCGATAAAAAAGGAATCAAAGAAGCGCTTGAAAATGGTATTGAAATTCCCGGAGCACATCTTGAAGTTGGTGAACGTTCATTAATGGTTCGTTAATTCATAATAGCGCCCTTTCTTGGGCGCATTATCAGGAGATAAACGTTATGGCCATGAAGTTAGAAGTTGTTATTACCCATGATGAAACAACAAATAAATGCAGTATCGAATGGTCTACGGCATCAACAAAAAATGTCACAGAGCAAGAACAGCAAGCACTTTCATCGATGCAAAAAGCGTTATTGCTACAACTGGGGCGCCCTATAAATACAGCTATTATTCATTAGTGTGACATGTCACAAAGAGGCAAGACCAATGCTAAGACACTCCCAACAAAAAGACCAAGCAGTAAAAATCACATTACCAGATGGATCATACGGTTTTGTTTCAACAGATAGACGTTGCCATGTTTCATACGATTTTCCTGCACACGTCAAAATTGAACTTCAGCCTACTCCCGCGGAGCAACAAAGGAGTGAACAATAATGTATGGTTTATTCCTTTTGGTATGTAGTTCGATGATTTGTCAGTTCGAACCCTATGGCTACATTTATCCTGATGAACAAAATTGTTTAATTGATAAGGAATTACTCGCGACCAAAGGGAAAATTGCAGAATGCTATCCAGTGGAGGGAATTATTCGGGTAAAAAGTTGATTAAGCATAATCAGTTTTTACTTTTCGTTGTTATTAGCATGGTGGTTTATTCAAGACCAATGGGTAACCACCATGAAATTATTAACACCTTGGGAACCAGGTTCTCAATTATTAACAGATTTTGATATTAAATTAGGCCGGCTTGCATCGAGTATAAAAAATAAATCTTGCACCGATATAGAAATAAAAAATGCTTGTCAGACTGCCGACTTGTTAATATCTAATATGATGAGGCAAGACCGAAATGAAAACAGACGTATGCGTAGAACGCAAAACAAAAAAAGAAACGACAAATATCCCAGATAACGTTAAAAGCAAAGAGTATGAAGATGATGATATGTTAACTCCTGAAGAAGTATGTGCTTTGATTGGTGGCATAACAACCAAAACATTATGTGACTGGAATAATAATCATCGTCATAAAGAAATACTCGCACCTATAAAATTTACAAGTAAAGTAGTTAGATACGAGTATAAAAATGTAAAAGCTTTTATTGAAAAATGTAAGAGCACTTATTAACTAAGTTTACGACGTAATAGCGCTACTTGAGTCAAGATACTATTTTCATGAGCCTCAAATGCTTGACGCTTTAGCGCTATCTCTTCCTGCAGTATCTCATCAGAAAAGTCATAATGTTCAGCCATTGGATCTTCACTTTTATCAGAGTGATGTAAACATAGCATGCTAATTTCTTTAGTATCAGAACGTGAAAAGCCTTTTTGACGCATTTGTGCAATTATATTACTTTTAAAAAACTTACGGCACATAGTATTAAATGCTCCGGACTTTCCCTTCACCGTTCCCTCATGCACTACACCCTTCACCGCCCCTTCAGGGCTATATGTTTTAACTAGTTTATCCAATGAACGTTTAGAAAACGCTAATTGTGGATCTCTAGGTTGTAGGAAAACATATTCTTTATTGCAATTAACAGTGGAATTTTTCCAAGCTAATTGTTCCTCGAGTAAGCTTTTCATTGCCTTTGTAATTGGCACTCTAAACTCTTTTTGCGTTTTCATTGCACCACGCATACCAATTAAACCAGCTGGATAAGTTATTTCTAAGTTATCTAAATCAACATATTCCCACTTTAAATTGACAACATTGATTGGTCTAACTCCGGTGAGGATCATATATCTAACTGCATTTTTTTGATGCACAGAGGTGCTTGAAGCAACGTTCATCCATAAAGTGGCAATAGACTCAATATCAGTATATCGTTTCGTTGGCATGGGTTTCTGCACCCGTGACGACACATAATCATCAGGAATGCTCGACGCAATATTTCTTCCATTAGAATAAATGGGGGATGCATATTTCCAAAATCGGCGCATCTCAGCAAATAACTCTAATGCATGATTATTTGATTTTGTTTGTATCCAATTATCCAATATTTCTATTAATCGTGAGTATTTCACATCACTAAAAACTTCACGCGATCCGAACGTCAGCTTCAGTTGTTTTACTCTGCAACGATAAGTATAAAAACTATTTTCACTTAACTTTGAGCGTTCGACTTTCCCTGCTAAATCTTTTTCATAAAGATCTAATAGTTGATGAACAGATTCAGCTCTTAGCCCTTCTTCAGCTAATGCTTTCGCTTTCTCTCTTGCTATCGGTAATGATAGTTCTGGCCATTCCCCTAATTTCTGGCCTTTTATATCCATGTGTTTAGGATATTCCGCGTATATGGTAACCTTACCCGCCTTACTAAAATCAATACGCAAGTAGTGCTCTTTTTCATATTTAGAGCGACGTGGTTTATTGATATGCTTTAAAATGGTTTTGACGGCAGTAACACAGATTCTTATGTGTGTACTTGTGTAAGGTGGCTTACATGACTCCCAACGACTAAGAGCGTCTGTATATTCATCATTATCTGGTGTTTTTTGCTTTTGTGTTGCTATATTTGACATTGAAATACTCCGGTATTTCAACACATTAAATTTAAAGCTCACACATTAGGTATTTTAAGAGCAGTAAAAACAGTATGTGTTGCGGTTTTGTGTTACGAATCAGAGTTATTCAATGTAAATCATACTGTATAAAAACACAAGTAACAGACGATAGTAACTAATAGGTGCAAGATATAAGTTACTGATTATTAACTTAATTAAATGTAAATTATTGATATGTCTTTATTAATTACAAAACGCTGTATTAACTGCGATATGTGCGAACCCGAATGTCCTAACGATGCCATTTCAATGGGGAATGATATTTATGAAATCAATCCTGATCTTTGCACTGAATGTGTAGGACATTATGATAAACCGACTTGTCAGTCGGTATGCCCTATCACGAATACAATTATCATCGATCCTGCTCATACTGAATCGCAAGATGAATTATGGGAAAAGTTTGTACTGATCCACCACGCTGACAAAATCTAA